GCTTTACCACAACGCAAAACGATTCAAAGTCTTTCAATCATGATGTCCGAGTTTAAACTCCAAGCCGAATGCTTCCAGTGGCACTGGAACAACTTTCCCAACGACCGGGGCCGATTGTTCACGGTCAACAACAACGCACCCAATGCCTATGCCGGCAGCGTGATGAAGGCCATGGGCGTGGTCGCAGGTGTTAGCGACATGATATGGCTCTCGCCAACCGGTGCGGTGATGCTGGAGTTCAAGGCCGAGAAAGGCAAGCAGTCCCTCTCGCAGAAGTGGTGGCAGGGTGTGGTCCAAGAAGCAGGCTACCGATACGAGGTCATCCGAAGCATTGAGGATTTTCAGCGAGTGGTCGCAAGTGTGGAATAGTTGTGTAGATTTGTTCCATGGCCCGACTGCTACTGCTGCTCCTGCTGACCGCTTGCACCAACGACCGCCCTTGGAAGGTGATTGAGGTGCGGGCCAAGGGTAACGCCTGCGAGTATGTGCTATCCCGCTCCAACGGATTCGGGCCGCAAATCAAGACCCTGACCGATACCTGTGGGAGGTATCAGTTGTTTCAAACTATACCCAATCGGATATAATTTATAGAAAAACCCAAAATTTATACGCATTCGGGTATAATCGTCAGCCTCTGTTCTTACCAAACCTCCCCCAGCGTCAGCCTATAACCTTACCAACCAAACCCTAAAACTATGGAAGTAATATTAACAATTGTGGCAATTTATGTAATAGGTTGCTTTTTTGAGAAATCGGATTATGATAAAGAGAAGGAGGCTAAAAAGTTGCCATCATTCACAAAAGAAGAGGCTGAGAGGTATTATTATAATGAATTAAAATCAAAACAAAAATAATATTACAGTCAGCCTAACCTTACCAACCAAACCCCAAACCCATGAAAACCACACCTATCGATTTCCGACGCTGGCAACTGCATATCCGCAAGGAGTGCGTCAACTGCAACCGCCCCGACAAATCCGAAACCATCAAGGCTTGGTCCGTCAACTGGACCCTGCTCGGTCGTATCCTCCAAGCCAAAAACGCCTGACGATGGAATGGGTAAAATGCTTGGACAGGATGCCGACACCTTACGAGCCTGTCCTGATATTCACGACCGACATGAACCAAGCCTACGCATGGCTCGGCGATGGACGCTGGTACTACGAGCATCAAACTTGGTTCCTAATCGAAGTGAGCCATTGGATGCCCCTACCCCCAAACCCGTTCTAACCATGGACCTAATCTCACGAACCATCCTCGGATATACCGCAGAGGTCATCGGAGTCAGTCCCGATGATATATTGAGCGAAGTCAAGACCCAAGAACTGGTCCTTGCTCGAAGCATCTTTGCAGACATCGCCTACTCGGAGTACCTGTACACCTACTGCCAAATCGGTCGAATCATCAAGAGGAACCACGCAACCGTCATGCACAACCTCGAAATCCTTGCGATAAACATGAGGGCAAGACCCGACATCAAGTTTCTGCGTACACAGGTTCTCAACAGGACACGAGATTTTTTGCAACATTAACAAGAACCCCCTCCATCTTTGCGTGAGTGAACGCAGAGAGCATCGTCCTTGACCTGTATCGAAGCGGAGAAATCCGCAAGGCTTGCCTCACCATTACGGGGGGCAATCCGCTTTGGAAGGACCTCGAACAAGAGGTCGTCCTGATCCTGCTCGAAAAAGACCCCGACAAGATTACCAAGATGCAGGTGCAGGGATACCTGCGGTTCTACATCGTTCGGCTCATTATGAATCTCTACCGGGGCAACAACAACCAGTTCGCCAAGAAGTACCGTCATCACGACGAGAGGGTCGAAGTGGATCCCGAAACCCAAGAAGAAGGCAAGGACTACGACTCCCTGCTCGACGACCTTTGGGCCATTGCACAGCAAGAGATGGACTCTTGGGCCAAAGACGGAGCATTCCCCTACGACAAGGAACTGCTGAACCTGCTCATGCAGACGGGGAATATGAAGGCGATGTCCCGGGAAACGGGCATCCCGTACCGGTCTATCATCTACTCCATAGAACAAGCCAAGGCCAAAATCAAAACCGCAATCGAGTCCAATGGATATACTGGTTTTTCCAATCCTGATTAGTGCACTTGCGACCCTTGCGGTCGTGGAGTTCCGGGTGCTGCCCCAGTGGTTCTACGCTTTGCCCTTTGCCAAGCGGAAGCCGTTTTCGTGCATGACCTGCTTCGGGTTTTGGCTTGGCTTTGCCCTGACCCTGCCGACCTGCCAATGGTACTTGGCCCCTATCCTTGGCCTCGCCTCATCTGCCACCGCAATAATCATCCGGGAATGGACCTTCAAATGACCAACGACCAGTTCGTAATTGCCCAGAAGCATCGCAAGTATTGGGACCAATATGTGGCATCCCTGACGATGCGACTGCCACCCGATGCGGTTGGAGAACTGCAAGCCATCTTGACCGCTCACGGGCGACCCCCCACAAACTGGTGGTGCGCTGACTGCGTAAAATCGGCTCTCCAATACATTTACCTTCAAGCGGACCTGTTTGCCGAAGCCAACCAAAACACCATAAACCACTCCCTGAATGCCCCTGCCAATTCCGAACAATAACGAGTCAAGAGAAGGCTTTATCGGTCGTTGTATGTCCAACAACTTAACGACCACGGAGTTCCCTGATACGGCTCAACGGCTTGCGGTTTGCGGCTCAACGTGGGAGAATCACAAGAGGCAGCAATTCGAGTCTTATTCGGACTACGGCCAAGAGATTCGGGCCAATGCCAAGCGAGGGATAGAACTCAACGAAAGGAACGGCAACAAGTGTGCGACGCAGACCGGCAAGGTCAGGGCGCAGCAGTTAGCCAACGGGGAAGCCATATCGGTTGAAACCATCAAGCGGATGCACTCCTACCTATCCCGGGCAGAAACCTACTACGACAACGCAGACGACACCTCCGACTGCGGTTACATCTCGTACTTGTTGTGGGGTGGCAAGTCGGCTCTCTCATGGTCAAGAAATAAACTCCGAGAACTTGGGGAACTTGAAGGCGAAGGATGACGAAGCCCAAGTGCAGGCTCGGATGGACTCGCTCATGATGGTCATAACGACCCTCTGCGACTGCATCGGAGCGGTGGATGAGTCCAATGCCCCGAACCAGTACGAAGTGAAAATGAAAATCGTAAACAAGATAAGCGACCTAATCGACAAAATCGAATACTAATGGCAGGCCGACCCCCAATTTGGAATACCCCCGAAGAACTATGGGCTGCGTTTGAGCAATACCGAGCCGAGAACAAGGCCAACCCATATCGTGTGCAGGACTATGTCGGCAAGGATGGGAACATGGTTTACCGGGACAAAGAGCGTCCGATTACCTTTCGGGGCTTTGAGGGATACCTTGCAGAGAATGGCGTTTGCCATAACCTATCGCAGTATCGAAATGGAGATAGCGACCATCACAAGGAATTCTTATCAATCATTACACGCATAAGGCTGACCTGCGACAAGGATATGCTGGAGGGTTCAAGTGCTGGCGTTTACTCGGCCAACATCGCCTCACGCCTCCTTGGCTTGGTTGACAAGCAGGAGAACACGGTCCACATCGAGCAACCCCTGTTTGGGGATGGACTTTAAGTACACGACCGCCATCAGCCGAATCCGTCGGATGACGGCCCGGAAGAAGGTCATCCAAGGCGGAACAAGTGCGGGGAAAACCCTCGCCATCCTTGCGGTCCTAATCGACATCGCAGCCAAGAACAAGACCGAGATATCGGTGGTTTCCGAATCCATCCCCCACCTACGGAGGGGTGCAATCAAGGACTTTGCGAAGGTCATGCAATGGACAGGCCGATGGGTCGCAGACCGATGGAACAAGACCCTGCTCACCTATCACTTCGCCAACGGTTCAATCATCGAGTTCTTTTCGGCTGATTCCGAGGCAAGGCTCCGAGGGGCAAGGAGGCAGGTCGTCTACATCAACGAGGCGAACAACATCGACTTTGAGTCCTACTACCAGTTGGCAATCCGTACCAGCGAGGCCATCTACATCGACTTCAACCCGACGCATGAGTTTTGGGCGCATACGGAGGTCTTGCCCGAACAGGATGCAGAACTGGTCATCCTTACCTACAACGACAACGAGGCCCTGCCTGATACCATCAAGAGGGACATCGAACTGAACCGCACCAAAGCCGAAACGTCAGCCTATTGGGCGAACTGGTGGAAGGTCTATGGCCTCGGTCAGGTCGGGACGCTTCAGGGGGCCATCTACGAGGACTTCGAGGTGGTGGAGGGTATCGATGTCAGCCGTGCGAAATTCGTTGCCCTTGGGCTTGACTGGGGCTTCAGCAACGACCCTACGGCCTTGGTCGCTATCTACCGCCAAGGGGACTGCCTGCTCATCCAAGAACTGCTCTACTCCACGGGACTAACCAACCAAGACATCGCAGACAAGTTGCGGACGCTGGGCATCACAAGGGCTTGGGAAATCGTGGCGGATTCAGCAGAACCGAAGTCCATTGAAGAAATCTACCGACTTGGATTCAACATCAAGCCGGCGGAGAAAGGCCCTGATTCGGTCAGGAACGGCATCGACATCTTGAAACGATTTAAATTGCAGGTTACCAAGGATAGCACAAACCTGATTAAAGAACTGCGGTCCTACACTTGGGCAACCGACAAAGAGGGGAAGAACACGGGCGTTCCGATTGACTCGTTCAACCACGCCTGCGATGCGATGCGGTATGTGGCTCTCAACAAGTTAAGAGTAAGCAACTCAGGGAAGTACGTTGTGGTTTAACTTTGAGGCATGAACACCGAACGCATCCTTGACCTGCTCATCGAAATCGGCAAGACGCTTGCAGCCGTTTTCTTTATCATCACCCTTCTAACCCTCCTTTGGACCTTATGAAAGTCGTCCACTACTACCACATATACTGCGGAGGGAATTGGCAGTTAATCCTGAATCAGCACATGATGGCCGTGTGCAACTACGGTCTTATCGGGGTCTTGGATGAAATCAGGGTCGGCATTGTCGGTCCACCCGAACAACGCAAAGCGGTCAAGGAGGTGCTGGAAGGCTCGATGGTTGCCGATAAGGTCAAGGTCGTAGTAACCCGAACCAATGCTTGGGAACAGGCGACCCTGACCGAGATGTACCGGGCCTCGCAGGAAGAGGAAGCCGTGTACCTGTACGCCCACACCAAGGGGGCTGCGAATCCATCCTTGACCACCCAACTTTGGGGCAGGTCCATGCTATTCTTCAACGTGGTCGCTTGGGAGCGGTCCATGCAAATGCTGGAGCAGGCCGATGCAGTCGGCTGCCATTGGATTACCAAGGAGCAGTTCCCTCACATGGCCGATGCCAACAACCCCGAAGGCTATCCCTACTTTGGGGGCAACTTTTGGTGGGCCAAGTCAAGCCACATCAAGCAACTCGGTGAGCCTGCAAGGGACCATCGATTCCGAGCAGAAACTTGGGTTGGCAAGAAACCCGACACCAAGGTCTTTGATTCCAACCCCGGCTGGCCTTCACCTGAAAAATTCGTTGTAACTTTTTGAGCATGAAACTACTCGCAAACATCGCCTACCATCACAACCCCGAAAGGATACCAAACCTCATTCGGGTCATTGAGGCCATCAAGTCCTACCCCGTGCAGGCAGACATCTTCGTTGACACCAACGACCCCGAAGTAGTGTGGCTGCTTGCGAACCAACCCGTAACGGTTCATGCTCATACGCAACTCTCACACCCTTGGATGCTGACTGCGGTCCATCGGACTCGCATCAAGGAAACCTACAAGTACTTTGACTGGGTGGCCTATTTTGAGGACGACATGATGCTACCCAAGGAGGGATTCGTCAACTTCACGGAGCGGTTCGATTCGATGTTTGCCGATGGTTTGTACCCGTCCTTCACCCGCATTGAAACCTACGACGACAAAGAAGGGGAATGCACTCCTGACGTGAACGAGGTGCTGCCCAGTTCGGTTTGGTGTCAGTACAACGGCAAGGACTATGTGAGCCTGCCCTTCTTCATCAACTATCACGCTTTTTGGATGTTCAGCACCAAGAGGCTTAAGGAGGTGCTGACCCGTAATCCGGGCGAACTTGACTATATCCCGAACAATGGCCTTTACCGGGAGAGCCTTGCCTCCTTCCCGATTTGGTCATTGAATCTAAAGCCGATGCTGGAGTTCACGGAGCAGGGCGAACTTGCGGACCATTGCAAGGTCTTCCACCTAACGAACAACTACAAGCACGGAAGCACCAACATTAAAACCCTCTTTAAGCGATGAAATACACCGAAGTATCAAAAGACAACCGATTGCAGCAGTTACGCAACACCCCACGGATGTACTTCCTGCCCATCGACTACCATTCGGGCAACAACCGGGTGGACGGCCTCATTGACCTTTGCCAAAAGTACCTCAAGCCCACGGACAATTGCGTGGAGGTCGGTTCCTTTTCGGGGGTGAGCAGTCAGGTCATCGCCCTGCATTGCGGAGAACTGCATTGCGTTGACACTTGGGACTTCGGTGGCACGATGCCAGCCGAGCAGATGTTCGACCTAATGCACCCGAACTACCCCAACATAGCCAAGGTCAAGATGACCAGCATCGAAGCATCGAAGCAATATGCCGATGGCTCTCTTGACTTCGTGTACGTTGACGCTGACCATTCCTACGCCTCGGTCGTTGCAGACATCAACGCTTGGAAGCCCAAGGTCAAGTCGGGCGGTTACATTGCGGGACACGACTCGTATATGCCCGAAGTTTTGAAGGCAGTTATGGACTGCCTCGGAGAACCCTTGCAGTACTTCACCGATACCTCTTGGATTGTTAAGTTATGAAACTCCAAGACCTCACCATTGACCAGTTCCAACGCATCGGAGCCATTGAGTTCAGCAGCGTCCTTGGGGACTACGACAAGCGCGCAGGAGTCGTTGCAATCGTTGAGGGGGTGGATATATCAATCGTGAGAGAAATGCCCGCCAAGAGCGTCCTAAAGCGTTACAAGGCTATTATCAGCGAGTGGAACGCACTCCCTGCATTGGGGTACAAGCGAA